TTGAAACAGAAAAATTATATACTGTAGAAATTGCTGAAAGTGAATTAGAAAGAATTGCAAGATTTGAAGCCGAAGTTTTTAATCATATGCAAGAACGCGGTCACTATGATATATTTGAATCTATTATGCAACAAAAAGAAGAAGAACGATATTTAAAAGACAAGTATCCAGCAGTAAAGAAAGCATATGAACAATATAGCTTGATGCTTAAACTGGCAAAAAGTGGAGAACTCTAAAAAATGGATATTGACATCGATTTTTTTGATAGAACAAAAATATTGAATATTATTCAACATATCCCTGCTTCTATTATCGATAATAATGTAATCAAGAAACATAATACAGGAGTGTATTGTCAACAAATTCCTACGGATCCAATTACTGGATATGCTAGTATAGACTATAAAGAAGCAGAAGCCCGAGGATATTTTAAAATTGATTTTTTAAATGTAAATATCTATAAAGATGTTCGTAACGAAGAACATCTAATTCAACTTATGGAGACGGAACCATTATGGGACCTATTGGAGCAAGACGACTTCGTGAATCTCTTATTTCATCTAAACGGTCATGGGGAGATAGTGAGGAAAATGAAACCCCGGAATATCGAACAGTTAGCAGCAGTACTAGCACTAATACGCCCAGCAAAAAGACACTTGATAGGGTTGGATTGGTCACAGGTATTTACAGACGTATGGATCCCGGATCCTAATGGTGCTTACGGTTTTAAGAAATCACACGCTATATCTTATGCTATAGCAATTGTTGTACATATGAACTTAATTTGCGAAAATATTAGCTACGACTTCTCTTAGGATTTCTTACTAACTGTATAGATTTTCTCTTGATACGTTTAGTCGAAATATCACTTAAATTCACTGTTGGACCGAACAAAATTTCAACATCTTTGGCATTAAACGTTTTTATTGAATACTTGAAAATGTTCATTTCTTTCTTGAGAAATATGTTTATCGGAATTCTACGGTTACTTTCCCACCACCAAGTTTCACCCATTTCTAAAAATAAATTTTTTTCACTATCGGATTTAAGAACAGATATATCGTAGATGCTGGCAACATTATCATCAAAATTGATAATAATACCTATGTATTCAATGTCATTTGATTTTACACAAGATATAAAAGGGTAATTAGTTTGAAACTGTTTTGGTGTGGTCATCGTCGATAAATACTAATATGCAAAATGTACCAGTCTATTTATACCAGAACAATCTTGACGTGATATTAGATTTGGATCCCGCTATCCTAGGAGTCAATCAGGTTATGTATCAAAGAAACTTAACAATACAAAAAGGTATTAAAAATCAGGTTAGATTTCAATTTAAAAATAGTGATCAAAAAAGAATTAATATCCACAATACACAAACATTTGTATTTTCAATGTTTGATGCTATTAACCAAAGACTACTACTGGAAAAAGAACTAGAAGTTTTGGAAGTCAACACTGCAACAAAAGGACTTGCACAACTAACATTAACTGAAAACGATACCGTTAATTTAGAAAAATCTAGCTATAAATTTTCTGTTAAACTAAGAGACACTGACGGTACATACTTACCTACCTATGCTAATACCTATTACGGAATTACAGGCGTTATAAATTTAGCTGCCGATACTTATCCTGTACTACAACCTAGTCAGGAAATTAAAACATTTCAGAAAAGCTTTAATCCGGGTACCTTACTCTACGAACATAAATCTAGAGCAATATACGCTAATCCAGAATATAACGGAAATAACGCATTACATACCGCAGCATTTTACTTAACTGGATATCGTGGAACCGTTTATATACAGGCAACCTTGAATAACTCAGCAGCCGATTTGAACAAATATTCAACTATTGCCACAAGAACCTATAACGGTTTTAGCGGTATCGATTACATTAACTTTAATGGAATTTATTCATATATACAGATAATGCACGTTCCGGCTACTGCACCTGCAGAAGGCAATAATGATAACCCTGCTTACTTCGGATCATTTGACAAAATACTATATAGAAGCTAAAATAAAGTGTGAACGAAATATTATCCACACTTCAGGCTCTCCTACCTCCGTCTAAAAAACAAACATCCGGCGGATGGACTAGCTTTAACGCTATATGCTGTCACCATCGAGGTGAGGGCGTAGATACACGCAATCGCGGCGGTATTAAAATCGATGGCGAAGCTTGGGTCTATCATTGCTTTAATTGCGATTATAAAGCAGGCTGGAGCCCTGGTAAATTATTGAGCAGCAATACTAAACAATTGTTTAAATGGCTAGGGCTGACAGACATTGATATAAGTAAACTTACTATTGTTGCTTTAAAAAATCAAGATCCGAGCCAAAATTTTATAAAAACTTTAAACTTTGAACTTCAGGATGTTACATTACCCGATGATACTAAATTATTAAAAGATTGTAATAGTCACGATGTAAAAGAAATAATCGATTATTTGTCTAATAGAGGTATGAGCCTTGATTGGTATAATTGGATGTACAGTACTACACCGGGCTATAAGGATAGAGTTATTATTCCATTTTACCAACATGGTCGTATTGTAGGTTATACTGGTCGTAAAATTAAAGACGGTAAACCTAAATACTTGACAGAAGCACAAAACGGATATGTGTTTAATATTGACAGTCAAACTTACGATAAGAAATATATAATTGTGGTAGAAGGACAGTTTGATGCAATTGCTATTAATGGCGTTGCTATTATGACTAACGACCCTAACGATACACAAATTGCAAGAATCCAGGCAACTAATAAAGAAGTAATCTGCGTTCCCGACAGAGATAGACCTGGTGCTAAACTAATTAATGCTGCATTGAACAACAACTGGTCAGTGAGCTTGCCACTTTGGCAAGACCATATTAAAGATGTTGCAGATGCAGTAAAATACTATGGAAGATTGTATACACTTTATAGCATATTACACTATAAAGAAACTAATAAAATTAAAATTCAACTACTGAAGAAAAAATTAGAATCATTACATGAATAACTATAATTTAGAAACACAACGACTATATCTTGAAATGTTTCTCAGCGACGCAGAAACATTTATGAGATGCCAAAATATCTTTGATGTAGAAAACTTTGATCGACGTTTACAAGATATTGCAAAATTTATTAACAACTACGTTGATGAATATAAAATAATGCCCGAGGTAAAAATCGTAAACGCTACCTGCGGCACCGAACTTGAATCAGTTTCTTTACCTCGAGAAAATTACGATTGGCTACTAGACGATTTTGAAAAATTTAGTCGACATAAAAGCCTTGAACGAGCTATACTTAAATCTGCCGATCTACTGGAAAAAGGTGATTACGGCCCTGTTGAAAAGCTAGTCAAAGACGCTATCCAGATTAGCTTGAATAAAGATATGGGTACTAATTACTTTGAAGACCCACGTGCTCGATTAGAGAAGATTAAAAGCAATAACGGTCAAACTAGTACTGGATGGCCTAACGTTGATAAGAAATTGTATGGCGGATTTAATCGAGGAGAACTGAATATTTTTGCAGCAGCAAGCGGCGGCGGTAAAAGTCTTTTCCTTGCTAATCTGGGCGTTAATTGGGCTATGATGGGACTTAACGTTGTTTACTTGACCTTTGAACTTAGCGAAAATTTAGTCTGTATGCGACTGGATTCAATGATGACGGGCGTGGCTACTAGAGAGATCTTTAAGAGCATCGACGACGTTGAACTTAAGGTAAAAATGGCAGAAAAACGTGCAGGTAGTATACAGGTTAAGTATATGCCATCAGGTAAAAATTGTAACGATATTAGAGCCTATTTGAAGGAATTTCAGGTCAAAAAAGGCGTAAAACCTGACGTTTTGTTAATAGATTACCTAGATTTGATGATGCCTGTAAGTGTGAAGGTAAGCCCTAGCGATCTCTTTGTTAAAGACAAATATGTCAGCGAAGAGATCAGAAATCTAGCTATGGAAACACAATGCTTTACTGTTACTGCTAGTCAGCTTAATAGAAGTGCTGTAGAAGAGATTGAATTTGATCATAGCCACATTTCCGGTGGCCTGAGTAAAATCCAAACAGCTGATAACGTAATCGGCATCTTTACTAGTCGTGCT